CATTACCGGTTTTAACCAACAGGATTATCGGTGGGCATGAAAGAAAACCCCGGTATCTGCTGATACCGGGGGTTCTCTTTAGCATGGCAGAAATGTGTTTCATGCTTTTCGGGCGAAGGATATCCGACTTCTGTACGGAATGGCAAGTGGCGGTTAATTTATTCAGGGGAAGGCTGTATGGGAAAAGGTGGCGGTAAGGCACACACGCCTCGTGAGGCGAAGGATAATCTCAAATCCACGCAGATGATGAGCGTGATTGATGCGATTGGTGAGGGACCGATAGAAGGCCCGGTGAAAGGCCTGCAGAGTATTCTGGTGAACAAAACCCCGCTGACGGGCACGGACGGTAATCCCGTGATACACGGTATGACTGCGGTCTGGCGTGCCGGGGAGCAGGAGCAGACACCACCGGAAGGCTTTGAGTCCTCCGGAGCTGAAACCGGACTGGGCGTGGAAGTGACGAAGGCAAAGCCGGTGACGCGCACCATTACGTCCGCGAACATTGACCGCCTGCGGGTTACCTTCGGGGTGCAGTCACTGGTGGAGACCACCTCAAAGGGTGACCGTAACCCGACGTCTGTCCGCCTGCTGATTCAGCTTGAGCGTGGTGGTAAATGGATGACGGAAAAGGATGTCACCATTAACGGCAAGACCACCTCGCAGTTCCTGGCGTCGGTGATTCTGGAGAATCTGCCGCCCCGGCCCTTTAACATCCGGATGGTCAGGGAGACGGCGGACAGCACCACAGACCAGCTGCAGAACAGAACGCTGTGGTCGTCATACACCGAAATCATCGATGTGAAACAGTGCTACCCGAACACGGCGATTGTGGGGCTGCAGGTGGATGCGGAGCAGTTTGGCGGTCAGCAGATGACGGTGAACTACCATATCCGCGGTCGCATCATCCAGGTACCGTCAAACTATGACCCGGAAAAACGCACGTACAGCGGCATCTGGGACGGCAGCCTGAAACCGGCATACAGCAACAACCCGGCCTGGTGCCTGTGGGACATGCTGACTCACCCGCGCTACGGCATGGGAAAACGTCTGGGGGCGGCAGACGTGGACAAATGGGCGCTGTATGCCATCGGGCAGTACTGCGACCAGATGGTGCCGGATGGCTTCGGGGGCACCGAGCCGCGGATGACCTTCAATGCGTACCTGGCACAACAGCGTAAGGCGTGGGATGTTCTCAGTGATTTCTGCTCGGCGATGCGCTGTATGCCGGTATGGAACGGCCAGATGCTGACGTTTGTTCAGGACCGCCTGTCGGATGTGGTGTGGCCGTACACCAACAGCGATGTGGTGGTGGATGATAACGGCGTGGGGTTCCGCTACAGCTTCAGTGCCCTGAAGGACCGGCACACGGCGGTGGAGGTGAATTACACCGACCCGCAGAACGGCTGGCAGACCTCCACGGAACTGGTGGAAGACCCGGAAGCCATACTGCGCTACGGGCGCAATCTGCTGAAGATGGACGCGTTCGGCTGTACCAGCCGCGGTCAGGCTCACCGTGCCGGACTGTGGGTGATAAAGACCGGACTGCTGGAAACGCAGACGGTGGACTTCACGCTCGGGTCACAGGGGCTGCGTCACACACCCGGTGACATTATTGAAATCTGTGATAACGACTATGCCGGGACCATGACCGGCGGACGTGTCCTGTCCATTGATGCCGCCAGCCGCACCCTGACACTGGACCGTGAGGTGACCCTGCCGGAGACAGGTGCCGCCACGGTGAACCTGATTAACGGCAGCGGTAAGCCGGTGAGTGTGGACATCACCGCACACCCCGCGCCGGACCGGATACAGGTCAGTACCCTGCCGGATGGCGTGGAGACATACGGTGTGTGGGGACTCTCCCTGCCGTCACTGCGCCGTCGCCTGTTCCGCTGTGTCTCCGTCCGGGAAAACACGGACGGCACCTTTGCCATCACGGCGGTGCAGCACGTACCGGAAAAAGAAGCCATTGTGGATAACGGTGCCCGCTTTGAGCCGCAGTCAGGCACCCTGAACAGCGTCACCCCTCCGGCAGTGCAGCACCTGACGGTGGAGGTGAGCGCGGCTGACGGTCAGTATCTGGCACAGGCGAAATGGGACACGCCGCGGGTGGTGAAGGGTGTGCGCTTCAGTCTGCGCCTGACCAGCGGAAGCGGAGAAGACAGCCGTCTGGTGACCACCGCCATCACTGCGGATACAGAGCATCGTTTCAGTGGTCTGCCGCTCGGGGAATACACCCTGACGGTGCGGGCGATAAACAGCTATGGCCAGCAGGGTGAACCTGCCACCACCACCTTCCGGATTGCCGCACCGGCAGCACCGTCGCGGATTGAGCTGACGCCGGGCTATTTTCAGATAACCGCAACGCCACATCTTGCCGTTTATGACCCGACGGTACAGTTTGAGTTCTGGTTCTCGGAAAAGCGGATTGCGGATATCAGGCAGGTTGAAACCGCAGCCCGCTATCTTGGCTCGGCGTTGTACTGGATAGCTGCCAGTATCAATATCAAACCGGGCCATGATTATTATTTTTATATCCGCAGTGTGAATACTGTTGGCAAATCGGCATTCGTGGAGGCTGTCGGTCGGGCGAGCGATGATGCGGAAGGTTACCTGGATTTTTTCAAAGGAGAAATCGGGAAAACACATCTGGCCCAGGAGCTGTGGACGCAGATTGATAACGGTCAGCTTGCGCCGGACCTGGCTGAAATCAGGACGTCCATTACGAATGTCAGCAATGAAATCACGCAGACCGTCAATAAAAAACTGGAAAATCAGAGTGCGGCAATCCAGCAGATACAGAAAGTTCAGGTTGATACAAATAATAACCTGAACAGCATGTGGGCCGTGAAACTGCAGCAGATGCAGGACGGACGCCTTTATATTGCGGGTATCGGTGCCGGTATTGAGAATACGCCAGCAGGAATGCAGAGTCAGGTGCTGCTGGCGGCNATTGAAATCTGTGATAACGACTATGCCGGGACCCTGACCGGCGGACGTGTCCTGTCCATTGATGCCGCCAGCCGCACCCTGACACTGGACCGTGAGGTGACCCTGCCGGAGACAGGTGCCGCCACGGTGAACCTGATTAACGGCAGCGGTAAGCCGGTGAGTGTGGACATCACCGCACACCCCGCGCCGGACCGGATACAGGTCAGCACCCTGCCTGATGGTGTGGAGACATACGGTGTGTGGGGACTCTCCCTGCCGTCACTGCGTCGTCGCCTGTTCCGCTGTGTCTCCATCCGGGAAAACACGGACGGCACCTTTGCCATCACGGCGGTGCAGCACGTACCGGAAAAAGAAGCCATCGTGGATAACGGGGCCAGCTTTGAGCCGCAGTCAGGCACCCTGAACAGCGTTATTCCACCGGCAGTGCAGCACCTGACGGTGGAGGTGAGCGCGGCTGACGGTCAGTATCTGGCACAGGCGAAATGGGACACGCCGCGGGTGGTGAAGGGTGTGCGCTTCAGTCTGCGCCTGACCAGTGGAAGCGGTGAAAACAGCCGCCTGGTGACCACCGCCATCACCGCAGACACGGCGCACCGTTTCAGTGGCCTGCCGCTCGGGGAATACACCCTGACAGTCAGGGCAATTAACAGTTATGGCCAGCAGGGCGAACCGGCCACCACCACCTTCCGGATTAACGCGCCAGCAAAACCCGCCACCATTGAACTGACGCCGGGGTATTTTCAGATAACGGCGGTCCCGCGTCTTGCGGTGTATGACCCGACGGTACAGTTTGAGTTCTGGTTTTCGGAGACAAAAATCGCAGACACATCTCAGGTGGAAACCTCTGCCCGTTATCTGGGGACCGGCAGTCAGTGGAGTGTATCCGGCCCGCACATTAAGCCCGGGAAGGATTTCTGGTTTTACGTGCGCAGCGTCAACCTGGTGGGGAAATCTGCGTTTGTGGAAGCCAGTGGCCGGGCCAGCAATGATGCAGAAGGGTATCTGGGGCTGTTTCGGGAAAAAATAGGAAAACTGCATCTGGCTCAGGGGCTGTGGGAGCTGATAGACAACAGCCAGCTTGCGGATGAGATGGCGGAGATGAAGACCACCATCACCGAAACCCGCAATGAAATCACACAGACGGTCAGTAAAACGCTGGAAGACCAGAGCGCCACCATACAGCAGATACAGCGCGTGCAGAAGGACACAAATGATGACCTTGCTGCACTTTACATGCTGAAGGTACAGAAAACAAAAAATGGCATACCCTATGTTGCCGGTATTGGAGCGGGGATTGAGGATACTGATGGCCAGCCCCTGAGCAACATACTGCTGCTGGCTGACCGTATTGCGATGATTAACCCGGAGGACGGCAACACCACGCCGTTATTTGTGGCGCAGGGGAATCAGTTGTTCATGAACGATGTGTTCCTGAAGCGGCTGTTTGCGGTGAGTATCACCTCGTCCGGCAATCCCCCGACGTTTTCCCTGACGCCGGANACAGTTCTCGTTAATGGTGACATTATTGAAATCTGTGATAACGACTATGCCGGGACCATGACCGGCGGACGTGTCCTGTCCATTGATGCCGCCAGCCGCACCCTGACACTGGACCGTGAGGTGACCCTGCCGGAGACAGGTGCCGCCACGGTGAACCTGATTAACGGCAGCGGTAAGCCGGTGAGTGTGGACATCACCGCACACCCCGCGCCGGACCGGATACAGGTCAGTACCCTGCCGGATGGCGTGGAGACATACGGTGTGTGGGGACTCTCCCTGCCGTCACTGCGCCGTCGCCTGTTCCGCTGTGTCTCCGTCCGGGAAAACACGGACGGCACCTTTGCCATCACGGCGGTGCAGCACGTACCGGAAAAAGAAGCCATTGTGGATAACGGTGCCCGCTTTGAGCCGCAGTCAGGCACCCTGAACAGCGTCACCCCTCCGGCAGTGCAGCACCTGACGGTGGAGGTGAGCGCGGCTGACGGTCAGTATCTGGCACAGGCGAAATGGGACACGCCGCGGGTGGTGAAGGGTGTGCGCTTCAGTCTGCGCCTGACCAGCGGAAGCGGAGAAGACAGCCGTCTGGTGACCACCGCCATCACTGCGGATACAGAGCATCGTTTCAGTGGTCTGCCGCTCGGGGAATACACCCTGACAGTCAGGGCAATTAACAGTTATGGCCAGCAGGGCGAACCGGCCACCACCACGTTCAGGATTAATGCACCTGCGGTACCCGCCACGATTGAGCTGACACCGGGCTATTTTCAGATAACAGCGGTCCCGCGTCTTGCGGTGTATGACCCGACGGTACAGTTTGAGTTCTGGTTTTCGGAGACAAAAATCGCAGACACATCTCAGGTGGAAACCTCTGCCCGTTATCTGGGGACCGGCAGTCAGTGGAGTGTATCCGGCCCGCACATTAAGCCTGGGAAGGATTTCTGGTTTTACGTGCGCAGCGTCAACCTGGTGGGGAAATCTGCGTTTGTGGAAGTCAGCGGGCAGCCCAGCAATGATGGTGAAGGGTATCTGGAATTTTTCCGGGAAAAAATAGGAAAACTGCATCTGGCTCAGGGGTTGTGGGAACTGATAGATAACAGCCAGCTTGCAGATGAGATGGCGGAGATGAAGACCACCATCACAGAAACCCGCAATGAAATCACACAGACGGTCAGTAAAACGCTGGAGGACCAGAGCGCCACCATACAGCAGATACAGCGCGTGCAGAAGGACACAAATGATGACCTGGCTGCACTTTACATGCTGAAGGTACAGAAAACAAAAAATGGCATACCCTATGTTGCCGGTATTGGAGCGGGGATTGAGGATACTGATGGCCAGCCCCTGAGCAACATACTGCTGCTGGCTGACCGTATTGCGATGATTAACCCGGAGGACGGCAACACCACGCCGTTATTTGTGGCGCAGGGGAATCAGTTGTTCATGAACGATGTGTTCCTGAAGCGGCTGTTTGCGGTGAGTATCACCTCGTCCGGCAATCCCCCGACGTTTTCCCTGACGCCGGAGGGCAGGCTGACCGCAAGAAATGCTGATATCAGCGGTAACGTGAATGCGAATTCCGGGACGCTCAACAACGTCACGATTAACGAGAACTGTCGGGTTCTGGGAAAACTGTCCGCGAACCAGATTGAAGGCGATCTCGTTAAAACAGTGGGCAAAGCTTTCCCCCGGGACTCCCGTGCACCGGAGCGGTGGCCATCAGGGAGCATTACCGTCAGGGTTTATGATGATCAGCCGTTTGACCGGCAGATTGTTATTCCGGCGGTGGCATTCAGTGGCGCTAAGCATGAGAGAGAGCATACTGATATTTACTCCTCATGCCGTCTGATAGTGCGGAAAAACGGTGCTGAAATTTATAACCGTACCGCGCTGGATAATACGCTGATTTACAGTGGCGTTATTGATATGCCTGCCGGTCACGGTCACATGACGCTGGAGTTTTCGGTGTCAGCATGGCTGGTAAATAACTGGTATCCCACAGCAAGTATCAGCGATCTGCTGGTTGTGGTGATGAAAAAATCCACAGCAGGTATCAGTATCAGCTGAATTTTATAACCCAGAACGGGCGTCAGAAATGACGCCTTTTTTATTGCAGAAAAGCGAGAGGTAATTATGCGTAAACTTTATGCCGCCATTTTGTCCGCAGCCATTTGTCTGACCGTATCCGGTGCGCCTGCATGGGCGTCTGAGCAGCAGGCCACGCTGAGCGCGGGGTATCTTCATGCCCGGACGAACGCTCCCGGTAGCGATAATCTTAACGGGATTAACGTGAAATACCGTTATGAATTCACGGACACGCTGGGGCTGGTGACGTCATTCAGCTATGCAGGAGACAGGAATCGCCAGATTACCCGTTACAGCGATACCCGCTGGCATGAAGATTCCGTGCGTAACCGCTGGTTCAGCGTAATGGCGGGGCCGTCTGTGCGCGTGAATGAATGGTTCAGCGCGTATGCGATGGCGGGTGTGGCTTACAGCCGTGTGTCGACTTTCTCCGGGGATTATCTTCGCGTAACTGACAACAAGGGGAAAACGCACGACGTGCTGACCGGAAGTGATGACGCTCGCCACAGTAACACCTCTCTGGCGTGGGGAGCTGGCGTGCAGTTTAACCCGACCGAATCNACTCTCCCTGCCGTCACTGCGTCGTCGCCTGTTCCGCTGTGTCTCCATCCGGGAAAACACGGACGGCACCTTTGCCATCACGGCGGTGCAGCACGTACCGGAAAAAGAAGCCATCGTGGATAACGGGGCCAGCTTTGAGCCGCAGTCAGGCACCCTGAACAGCGTTATTCCACCGGCAGTGCAGCACCTGACGGTGGAGGTGAGCGCGGCTGACGGTCAGTATCTGGCACAGGCGAAATGGGACACGCCGCGGGTGGTGAAGGGTGTGCGCTTCAGTCTGCGCCTGACCAGTGGAAGCGGTGAAAACAGCCGCCTGGTGACCACCGCCATCACCGCAGACACGGCGCACCGTTTCAGTGGCCTGCCGCTCGGGGAATACACCCTGACAGTCAGGGCAATTAACAGTTATGGCCAGCAGGGCGAACCGGCCACCACCACCTTCCGGATTAACGCGCCAGCAAAACCCGCCACCATTGAACTGACGCCGGGGTATTTTCAGATAACGGCGGTCCCGCGTCTTGCGGTGTATGACCCGACGGTACAGTTTGAGTTCTGGTTTTCGGAGACAAAAATCGCAGACACATCTCAGGTGGAAACCTCTGCCCGTTATCTGGGGACCGGCAGTCAGTGGAGTGTATCCGGCCCGCACATTAAGCCCGGGAAGGATTTCTGGTTTTACGTGCGCAGCGTCAACCTGGTGGGGAAATCTGCGTTTGTGGAAGCCAGTGGCCGGGCCAGCAATGATGCAGAAGGGTATCTGGGGCTGTTTCGGGAAAAAATAGGAAAACTGCATCTGGCTCAGGGGCTGTGGGAGCTGATAGACAACAGCCAGCTTGCGGATGAGATGGCGGAGATGAAGACCACCATCACCGAAACCCGCAATGAAATCACACAGACGGTCAGTAAAACGCTGGAAGACCAGAGCGCCACCATACAGCAGATACAGCGCGTGCAGAAGGACACAAATGATGACCTTGCTGCACTTTACATGCTGAAGGTACAGAAAACAAAAAATGGCATACCCTATGTTGCCGGTATTGGAGCGGGGATTGAGGATACTGATGGCCAGCCCCTGAGCAACATACTGCTGCTGGCTGACCGTATTGCGATGATTAACCCGGAGGACGGCAACACCACGCCGTTATTTGTGGCGCAGGGGAATCAGTTGTTCATGAACGATGTGTTCCTGAAGCGGCTGTTTGCGGTGAGTATCACCTCGTCCGGCAATCCCCCGACGTTTTCCCTGACGCCGGAAGGGAAGCTGACAGCCAGGAACGCGGATATCAGCGGAGCAATTACCGCGAATACCGGCACGCTCAATAATGTCACCATTAACGAGAACTGTGTCATCAGAGGGAAACTGTCTGCAAACCAGATTGAAGGCGACCTGGTGAAGACGGTGGGGAAAGCCTTTCCCCGGAATAACAGTTATGCCAGCGGGACGGTAACCGTCACAGTTTACGATGACCAGGGCTTCGACCGGCAGATTATCATTCCCCCGGTGCTGTTTCGCGGGACGAAACACCAGAATTTCAACAGCCCGAATCAGCAGTCGTACTGGTATTCCACCTGTAAGCTGCAGGTGCTGAAGAACGGGGTTGAGATTTTCCATGAACCGGCAACGGATGTCAGCCGGGTGTTCTCATCGGTGATAGATATGCCGGCAGGGCGGGGTCATGTCACCCTGACGTTTAATGTGTCGTCGGCCGGTGCGAACAACTGGACGCCGACAACGTACATCAGTGATTTACTGGTTGTGGTCATGAAAAAATCCACGGCAGGGATCAGTATCAGCTGACGGTTTATTAACCCGGACGGGCACCTCAGGAGGTGCCTTTTTTATTGACTGAAAACAAAGAGGTAATCATGCGGCATTTATACGCAACGATATTATTGTTTACTACCCTGCTGGCAGGAATTGCCTTTCCTGCACAGGCTGAAAGCGGACACGGTGCATTTTCCGTGGGATATGCTCAGGTTCACCCGGGCGGCGTACCGGCATTGTCCGGTACCGGTGCGCGTGCAGGTGATTTAAAAGGGATTAATGTGAAATACCGTTATGAGTTCACGGATCACCTGGGCGGCATTGTCGCGCTGAGTTATGCATCGGTGAAGAAAAGTGACACGATGAAGACGGGTGAAAATACCTTCCATTATGAAAGCCTGCGCGGTCGTTATGTCAGTCTGATGGCCGGCCCTGTCTGGCAGCTCAGTGAGCGGGTCAGTCTCTATGGCATGGCCGGGATGGCGTACACCCGCTGGTCTGACAGTGTTCAGGATTACCGGCGTGATGAAGTGAAACCGGGGTATGTGAAGGAGACCACCACCGCCAGTGATGGTCATACTGCGCGTCATCTGTCGCCGGCCTGGAATGCCGGGATTCAGTTCAGTCCCGTAGAGACGGTGGTTATTGACCTTGCTTATGAAGGTTCCGGCAGTGGCGACTGGCGCACTGACGGTTTCATCGTGGGTGTCGGCTATAAATTCTGATTAGCCAGGTAACACAGTGTTATGACAGCCCGCCGGTTCAGGCGGGCTTTTTTGTGGGGTGAATATGGCAGTAAAGATTTCAGGTGTGCTGAAAGACGGCACAGGAAAACCAATACAGAACTGCACCATTCAACTGAAAGCCAGACGTAACAGCACCACGGTGGTGGTGAACACGGTGGCCTCTGAAAATCCGGATGAGGCAGGGCGTTACAGCATGGACGTCGAGTATGGTCAGTACAGCGTCACTCTGTTGGTGGAGGGATTCCCTCCATCACATGCCGGGACCATCACCGTGTATGAAGATTCTCAACCGGGGACGCTGAATGATTTTCTCGGTGCCATGTCGGAGGATGACGTCCGGCCGGAGGCAATGCGTCGTTTTGAACTGATGGTGGAAGAAGCGGCGCGTCACGCAGAGGAGGCGAAGAAGAATGCCGGAGAGGCGGAGACATCAGCGAGGAATGCCGGCATATCAGCCAGTCAGGCAGAAGAGAGCGCTGCAAATGCTGACACTTCAGCAGGGGATGCATCGGAGTCAGCCCGGCAGGCGGCAGAAAGTGCAGCCGCTGCAAAGCAGTCAGAGGAGGCGTCCTCGTCCTCGGCCTCTGCGGCCGCTCAAAAAGCCAGTGAGTCATCACAAAGTGCAGCAGATGCTGAATTGTCAAGAAAGACGGCAGAAAGTGCAGCCGGTAATGCAGCCAGGGATGCAACGACCGCAACAGAAAAAGCCCG